TCCTACCTCACCAAAAGAGTCTCTATAAGTCTTTGCATACCCACAAAGACTGTAAGATAAATTATTAGGCCCTTCTAATAATAACTCATCACCCATTCTATCGTTTAAATCAACTGATAATGGTCTAACAGAAGCATCTAATTTTGCATTTTTACCTGACGAAATAACTCTAATAGAAGATGTATTAGAATATCCAATTCCAGTATTGATGATTTTAATATCAGTTATCTTATTATCAATTATGACTGGTCTTAATTCTGCACCAATACCCTTTCCAGTAGGGTCAATAACTTGTAATTCTGGAATAGAGAAATATTCTTCACCACCATATTGAATATTAACCTCTTCAACTATTCCATTTACAATAACTGGTTTTAAAGTTGCACTCTTTCCTGTCTTTATAGACAGTGTTGGTTTTTTCTCGAAGTTTAATATTGTCGAACCATAACCAGTACCAGTCTCATAAAGATAAGAATCAACAATACTACCCCTAATACTAGGAGTCAATATCATATCATTATAACTCTGAGATGTTGTACCAAATCCAACAGGAGTATACCTGAGTGTTATCTCTACATCGGGATATTTAAATACTTGATATCCAGTACCTTGTGATGAGAAATCTATAGTTAATCCACGTTCAAAATTAGTATTACTTGCACCTACTCCTACACCAGCATCAGATAACTGGAAAGAGTCATTATCCAATTTTACAATATTATAATATTGTGTCGTTGTCGTTACTCCTGTAGCAGTGGTTAATCCAGAAATTGGTTGAGGGATAGTAGTACCAACACCAACATCTACATTATATTCAATTACATCACCATTATTAAAACCATGATTATCAAAAACAATTTTATTATATTGTGTTGATATACCAGAAGGTTTCACTAATAATTTTCTATTAGTAAACTTACCTCCATCTAAAACCCTAACACTATCAATAAATTTCTGATCTGGTAGAGTGACAAATTTATGAGTACCAGATAGATTATAAGTACTTAATCCTATAGGATTAGTTCCTAGACCAGACAATGCTATCACATCTTCTGCACTATTATATAATTTAACTGTATTACTATTCAACACTTTGACAAAGTAAGATGCACTAGTAACTAACGTTGATGTTCCAATACCAACACCTATTCCCAAATTATCATTCGAATTATAAATTACTTGTTGCTGATTAAAGAAATCATGATCAGTCAAGAATTTGATTGTATTATTTGCCGTACTAATTCCACCATTAGCATTTGTATTTCTTCCATCAAACTCAACACCTCTACTTCTTCTGGCAATAGCTGGTTCTAAAACAGCATCTCCATTCCCACCAGTAATATTAATAGAAATGAACTCATTAATATTAAATTGTTGCTTGTCAATTAAAACCTTTTCTATACTACCTTCAATGACTGGTTGAACTAATGCTGTAGTTCCTGTTCCACTAGCAACTTCTATTTTTGGTGGATTGACAAGATCATAATCAGAACCATTATTTAAAATATCAATAGATTTTAAAGGTCCATAATAAATATGATCATTTGACTTATAGTTAGTAATTTCTACACCATTGATCAATAATCCAGTAGAACCTACATCTGTCTTAGTTTGTTTTCCTCTACTGGTAGTTACTTCTAATGGAAACTTCTTAAGTAATTTTTGAGGATCAATTTGATTGGATCTCTGAGAAAATAAAGTAAACTTATGATCACCATTCGCATATTCTGGAACAAAACTACCATCCACATTTATAATCTTACTTACTTTAAGAGGAATGTAATTACCACTATTAATAAAGGATTTTGATGAATATAATTGTATAGTATCTGTAGAGGTACCAGAAGTAGTCAAGATCCCTACAAAATAACTACCAGTTTCTAGTCCGACATAAGCATTCCCAGATGGTTCATAATATACCTGATCTCCTGTTACAAATGGAACAGGATCATCAAATTGAATGGCACTAAACGTGGCAGTATCTAATCCGACAGTTATGGTCAATCCAGTACCAACAACAGTTGGTGGATAATCGACAGAAATTGATTTTACTGGAGTGGTAATATCATTGACAAAAGAAGTAGTAAATTCATCATTTAACGTTCCAGTTTTTGAAGGAACTGAATTGGAAGCGATGTAAATATAATCATCACCCTCGGTATATAAATTCTGTACATCAGATACAATCTTATCGACTTCCAAAGGAACAGAAGTACTATTTGCAATATTAACTTTTCTTCTCAAATCATATTCAGTATTAATAGTAGGATTAAATCCACTGGTCAGTTTAATCTGCTTAGAACCAATAATAGTCTCAACATACACATCAAAAGTATCACCTAAAACTACATCATTTGATGATCTAACAACTATCTCTACCCTATCATCTTTCTTTAGACTAGTTCTGTCAATTTCACCATCAAAAAGTATCTGAGAATTATTAATAGATTTTATATTATATCTTACACATGTATTATAAATCAAAGAATTGGCAAATTTTCGTTTATGAGACATATTCCCATAAGCAGTTATTGGATTAGCACCAACCTCATAACTATAAAAAGTACCTTTGATAGAATCACCGACATTTTTTACCGAAATTATCTGACCTTCATCGACAGCTAATGTATCAGAGACTTGTTCGAACTCTGATAATACACCCGTGAGTCTTAATTTGACTTTTTTGGTAGTATCACCATTTTCATAACCAAAATAAGTCTCATTATTTCTTACAGAATCAGTAGATTTAATAACATCAACAATACCATTACATCCAAAGAACTGATTTACACTTTTTTCGGTATAATTGATGTTTGTATTGATTCCTGCGACTAAAACTCCAGTCGTACCAAAACCTACAGTAGAATCAACGGTTATTACCGAAGAACCAACACTGACAGTATCAAGTGCTCTTGTTGCAGGGGTAATTTTAAAGTTTCCTTGTATTGTATCCTCAACATCCGAATAACCACGGAAAAGAGATATTTTAAAATATTGTTGACTACTAGTGAGTGCCACTCCAGCTCTAGTAAATGTCTCTACTTCAGAAATAGAGGCATTTGTATCTAAATCATCAGATTTAAAGATTGTCTGACCAACTAGGTCTATAGGATTACCAGAAAGTGCCTCTGCAATGACAATTTCTCTTCTGACGTAATTTGCCGCAGATGGTTTGATTAAATACTCTTCTAAATTAACTACCTGAGGAGTCTCTCCATATAAAGCATTAAAAAGTATTCTAAATGACTCGTCTGTTCCTTTTGATTCATATAATGACTTTACTTCTTTTAAAAATGTTCCAACATTGAGGGTAGAATTAAAATCTACATTTTCTAAACCTGGAGATAATGTTGTTTTTATCTTTCTATAAAATTCCTTGAGAAATAAAGAACTCAGATTCTGAATATTTGCATTTTGTGTATGTGATGCGACTGCTGAAGTTGAAAATACCAATTCCTCTTCTTTGAGGTCTTCATGATAACTGGTAATACCACAAAATCCACGAATACATCCCGTAAACGTAGTTGATGTCTTTCCTGTATATGTAATGATTTCATCATTAATTTTTAACAGTCCATATTGACTTGGAAACCCCTTTGTGTTCGAAACTGAAATTGTTTCATTTGCGGTTCCTATATCAGTAGTAAGTGTAGTAGAGTCAACTACTACATCTGGTGTTAAATTATCTAATTTTAAATATTGATCTAAATTATCAGATAGATCAATTGGCCCACCCTGAAATTCTTGTGAAATATAATATTGCTTTAAAAAATCTAGAGCTTTAGGATTTTCATTTACGACAAATTCGGGAAGTTGATTCCCGATAATTTGCTGAACCTTAACCTTAGACTCAAAACCAGTATGTATCATATTATTCTCTTATTAATTGTCCGTTTAGATAACTTGAGGTGTAGAAGTCTTTAATAAATGTAGTTCCAGATATTTCATCACCCGAACTAATCACATCTCTTACCATATTTATTTTACTTTTTGAGACGCTAAAATCAAGGTATAATTCTCTCAATCCAATGACATCATTTGACTCAGGAATTGCCTGTATCTCTACGACCCCTGTACCGTCCACTGTGGACGTTATATTAATCGTTCCTAAGAGAATTTCACCTTTGATATAATCTACTGTTCCTGCCGATTTAGCGACCACTCCAAAACTTCCATCATTATTAATCTGTACTAGAGAAAGTACTCCAGTTTTTAGATCTCTATTAGGAATATCGGTGATATAGACTGGTTTGGAATTTCCACTGATGAAAAATCCTTTTGATTTGATGTTAAAACCTGTAGCATTGACATGGAATCGATTTCCATAGCATAATTCATACTGTGCAAACTGATTTGTCGCAACTTTTAGATTTCTTCTGATGATCACCTTCGTAATATTCGAAGTTATTGCAGTATCAGTGGCATCGATGACCTGTTGCACCTTACTATACTTAAATCTTCCTCCAAATTTGTTTAAATCTACCGAATTTCCGTAAGTATTGAGTGAATTTACAACCTTTGCTCTAAGTGATTCTGGAGTTGAGACTAAATTTTCATTAAAATACACCGAAGAATTGATTTCGACGTATAAAACCTTTAAATCTTCGATTCGTTGGTTAATTCCAGAGACAGAATACTGTTTTAATTGTGATAAAATCCGAGTTTTGTTAAAATCAGTGACAAAAAACCCATTTTTTGGTTTTATACTTAATATAACGTTACCAAATTCGGGTGGATCCATCTCTTCACCCCCGACGACAGCTACAGATTCTGTATCTGCGTAAATTCTCTTAATAATTGCCTCATAATCTCGTGGTGTGACGGCACGATACTGTGAAGAATACGTTTTTGGAGCATAATATTTAATCGAACTGATAGATTCAATTTCAGATCCGTTCGTAGAAGACTCATTTGTGATGACAGTCACTGGTGGAGAACCTGCCAATGTTTTAGCAATTCCATTCGAATCAACGACCTTTCCAGTGAAAGTAAGTCTATTTCCCTTGCCGATACCGTTACCTTCTTTACCGTCTGTAACAATATACCTTACCGTCACCGTATATCCGTTCGGAATCTTCTTTCCGAAAAGACCATCTCCAAAAAAGAGTTCATATCTTTCATCCTGAACCTCTTGTAAGAGATAAATTTCAGAATTTTTATCTACATTTAATATATTATCGACTAATGAATATTCGACTCCTAATTCTGCACTATCCTGACTGATATAGACCTTCATGGTCGAGGTGTCAATACCATCATTATCTAATATAAACCTTTGATCTAATGAACCATCTATGACAAATTTCTTTTCTAAGAAAACACCTTCTTTAATATCAATACCATTAAAGACTGCCTCATAATTACCAGCACCATTCAGAATTACCGATGTGGAGATATTATTTGAGATTGAAAATGTAAATGATGTATCACTTCGTTCACCGACACATATCATACCTGCCTGTAGAGACACCGTAGACGTTCCAGGATCGGTTGCACCGAATCCGACGGTGACCGTGACATTGGCGGTTGCTGCCGTTCTAGAGCGTGGTACATAACCTATATTTCTTGCCAGAGAAACTACATTCTCTCTCATAGTCGCAGAATCCAAGAAGGATTCATTGACGACCATATTAGAGTTAAATGCGGTGATATACGTATTATAAGCTAAGGTGTCAATTAAAATAGAAAAATTAGATCCCTCAAAATCAAACCCAGTAAAGTCTGAGTTGGCCCTGAGATAGGATGTAATTGATGTTTTTATCTGATCAAAGTCAAGATCTGTAAATTTAGTAAAAGGCATGTGTTATCTCGTTGCCTCTAAGAGGAAAGAATATTCTTGTGTTGGGAACTCTTGTCCAATAATGTCATAGATGACGGTCACCTCAAAACTATTGATATCTGGTTGAGGATCGACTCCGCAACTCACATTATCGATTCTTGGTTCAAAGTTATCTAGTGCAATTTCAATTTGTCCCCGAATGTTCGAGGCAGTACCAAAATCGACAAACTCAAATAGGCTACCATAGACATCGGATCCGAATAAAGAATTAAAGAATTTTTCAGTAGGAATCGTCTGAACAATATTTCTTACAGAACGACGAATCGCATTCTCATTATGAAGAACCTTTAAATCTCCTGATACTGGATGAGGCTCAAAAGATAAACTAATATCTTTATATGCTCTTGATATCCTCTTAATCGCCATTGGACGTAGTTTTTATTTATTTATATGACATTCACCCATAAAAAAAGAGACCCCTTTCGGAGTCTCCCTTTTAGCGTCCCTGCCCTCTGTATTTCTTACGAGCCGAGTTACGAGATGTCGCCGTATATTTGGTGTGCTTTCCCGTCCCTTGACGAGTCTTCTTCGGGGGTGACTGTATAAAATCCCCTCCACTGATACCACCTGTTGCTTTTGCCATAATTAATCCTCTGTGTCCTCTGTGTACATTTCAGTTTTAATACTATCGGGGTGTGGTGCACCCGTCTGATAGAATTCGAGAGCATAGTCTTCCATGCGACTGAAGTATTCACCTTGACCTAATGCCGTGAATACTTCTTTGCCGTCTATGATGATTCTATATAATTCTCGTTTTTTCATGTCCTACACGAATCCGTGGGTCGCACCAGATTTCGAAACCTGCGTCTTTTGCATCGAGACAGAAAGAGACATCTTCACCACACATGTCCTGAACTTCGCCACTTTCGAAAACTTGCATCTTCGGTGCGAACCATGGATATGGTAGTCCTTCGTGTTCGAATACTCCCTTCTTAATAAGGAGCCATCCGAAACCTGTATAGTCTACTGTGAATGGTTTCTTTCTCTTAGAGATACTTTCGAGTGTCTCATGATTCATGACTCCACCATTATTTCTGAAATCATCTTCTTCTAACCAGTGTGCTACAGAGGTAGTCTTACCATCTTCGGTACAATACCACCCACCTGCGATATCTTGATCCATCAGAACCAACTGAAAGAACTTCTCAGAATTGAAGACGATATCTGAGTCAATCCAAAGTTGCCAATCATAATTTAATTTTCCGTCCCATGGAATCTGATTCGGTCCTCGCAGAACATTCGCACCTAGACATTTGCATCTTGCAAAGTTCACCATGGATGAATAATCCTGTGAGATCTGGATGCTTGCTCCAGACTGAACTAAGTCAAAACAAAGTTGTACGAAACTCTTTAAGAACTGGTAGGAGACTCCTCTTCCAGGTAGACAAAAGACCACTGACTTTCCTTTGACCATCTCTTTGGCCTTGTCGATGTCGAATTCGGGGTCTTTCTTACTACTGGCAGTTGGGGGTTTTGCTTTTACTGTAAATCCTTTAGCCATAACGTTTTGTAATTACAAGTCAATTATATCAGTTTATATAGTATCTGTCAATATGAACTTTCTTCGTATTCTTTCTGTTTCTGGACGGTTTCCGTCATTTCTTCATATGATAGCTCGGAGTTATATTCGGTATTCAGTAATAACCATATAGTATTAAACTGCCCCTCGGTTAAATTTTTAAATATACAATTATTCTCGAAGTATATGTGATATGCTTTCATTCTTTTTCCTGAATGATAATCTCGTCGCTATCGACAGTCCATTTGAGTTCTGTGTCCTCGTACCAACCGAATTCATTCATGAGATGCTCTGGTATAACCGTATAGTATTCCCCCGTCACTCTATCGATCTCTATGGTCGAAAAAATTTGGTCGAAATTTTTTTTCATATTTTTTGAGCAACCCTTTTGGTTTTATATAGGGGGAAAATTTTTTTGAGTAAGAGTGAGAATTATAGCTGTCTTGGGTAACACTTTGTAGGTTAGGGTAGTTACCCGATTTTAATATAAGGGGGGCATCAACGCCCCCACTGTCCAATCACGAACGGATGACCTTAACGTGCGACTGCAAATGCCCCGTTGTTAAAATTAGCATAAGCAAATGCCCGTCGGTTCACAATCTTAAAATATCCAAACCGACTGACCATGACATATCCCTCACCCTGAATCGGTTCGGGGTCTCCCATGACACATGTCTGGAAATCTGACTCGTCTTTGCAACTCT